TATGGATTAGAAAAAGGAGCTGGTGACCATACTCAATTAAAAAATTCATATCACGATACTTTTGGATTTTGTAAGGTAGATGAAACAATACAAGAACATTTAGGTTTTTTCTTAGATAGATTTAATTTTCCAATATCAAGAAGTCGAGTAGCATACATTTTCGGATATGGACAAGAACCCAATACTGATGGAGGTTGGCATGTAGATGAACCTACTTGTCAGTTATTGAGAGTGAATATTCCTTTACAAACAAGTGATGAGTATGTTATAGAGTGGTCAGATAAGACATATAAGTTAGAAGTTGGTAAAGCTTACTTATGGAATACTAAAATGCCACACAGACCTACAATGATTAGAAAAGTAGAAACGAAAGAACCTAGAATTAATGTTGTTTTAGGATTAACTCCATGGTTAGACTTGAATCACAACACCTGTGAGTATACACCAAATAAATTATTTGGCAAGCCTGTAAATGACATAGTAAGAGAAAAGTTATTTGTTAAATGAACATTACAAGAGAAAAAATATTTAAAGATTTAGTTTGTGTCACAAATATTGGTCAGGTAACTCCTGAAGAAGAGTTAGAAATGGCAGAAACATTAGGTAAAGTACATAAACCTGACCTCAATAATGAATATCAGTTAAAATTGCATAAACAATTATCAGGAGGTGTGCCAGGCATTCTTCATGTGACGGAGGGTGGATTGTTTGGTCATAAAAAAGCTTTAGACTGGCATGCTAATAAACCAAGCGAACCTAATAGATGTTCTATTGTTTGGATTTATGCAGTAAAAGGTAGTGAAGGAAGTGTAACCAGTTGGATTGATAATAAAAAAGCATATGAAGATTTATCAGATGAATATAAAGAATGGTGTGAAAGAATAAAATTTACATGCGGATTTAAAAAGGGTGGTTATACAGACGACCCAACATTTCCGGTACATCACAACAAAAATAATGTTCACAATCTAGTTTATACAAATGAATATGGTCAAAAGGGGTTGTTCTTTCCATTCTTACAAATTATGGACGGAATACCTAAAACACTTTTTGATTACCTAAAAAATCATATACTACAAGATAAATATAGATATGACCATCACTGGAAAGATGGCGATTTAGTGGTGAGTGAACAATGGCTTACAATACATAAAAGACATTCATTTGAAAAAATGAACGAAAGATTAATGCATAGAATAGCAATAAGATAATAGGAGTTATATAAATAGTATTATGATTACGAGAAAACTAATACAACAAAGACCGAACACAAGTGTTGCGTTTTATACGCCTAGTGATGAGATACTAAATTTATTAAATGAATACACAGAAAGTCCTGTAACAACAACTGTAAGTGATGACAATTTAATACAGACTATCACATTTAGTATATCTGAAGAAAATCACACACTTTTAGGTGATAAAATTTAAATTTACATTATGAAAACTACGCACAAACTCTTACTCAATCATTTACTTTGCCACATTGCATTGATACCAGGATTTATCTATGGTGATTTATGGATGTTTGTTGCAGGTTTTATTTGGTATTATGTAATTACAATCTGTTCGTCAAGTGCAGGTTATCACAGATACTATTCTCACCAATCATTTAAAACAGGTAAATGGTTTGAATGGTACACAAATTTTTTAAGTTTATTTGTAGGCTCAGGTCCATATCTAACGAGAGCTGCAATACATAGACAACATCACGCATATGCAGATACACCAAAAGACCCTAGTTGTCCTGTTCATCACGGTTTTTGGAAAATCTATTTTAATCTATGGGGATTAGATGGTAAGATAGAACGAAGATTTTTTAAAGGACTGATTGACAATAAAATACTAAAGTTCTTTCATAACCATTATTGGAAATTAGTATTCACTACAGTAACAGTTTTATTTTTAATTAATCCGTTACTATTGATATTCGCTTATTGTGTACCTTGTGTGTTAAGTTCACATCTATTTGGATTGTTTAATGCATACTTACATAAAGATGGTAAGGCGGCCAATAGTCATTGGTTAAATTTATTCACAGCAGGAGAAGGTTACCACAAAACGCACCATGACAATTCTAAAAAATTGAGATTAGGATTAATTGACCCTACTTATTTTTTTATTCGTTTTATAAAATATGATTAAGACATTTGAGGTGGCACCACTTGATGTCCAAAAGGACATTGATTACATTTATGACATTGTAATTAAAAAAGGTGGTAAGAGAGCCAAAAATTATTTAAAAGAAAATTTAACAGAGCCTGTAATCGGTGTTTCTATACGATATGATGAACAAGGTAATCCTGTTTCAACAGCAAGAATGTTAAGTCGTTCTTGTTACAATAATGCAGTCAGAGTATTTGATAGATATGCTTTAATAGAAGGTAACACAGGACTATTACCCTCAGACTATGATGGCCTTTTTAAAAAGACATCATCTGATTTACTAGAACAACAAACAGATTTTTGTAAAGAAAAAGGGTTTGATTGTATCTTTATATCAATGGAATTAAATGGTAAAAGAACCTTACAAAGAGTTACCAAAGGACATAATAAATACTCTAAACATATTTGGACATTTACTGGTCCTGAATATGTAACTTATAAAAAATCTGAAGGCGGATTACAATACTTAGCTTATACAGGAAGTGAATTTAGAAGAAATGATGGACTATCTTACACAAGAATGGAACAATAGAGATTTAACACCTCTAGTAAATAACGATACAGATTTAATTGTTATTAAAAATGCACCTGCTTCGCAAATAAAATTGTTTAATTTTATAACTTCATATTACGAAATTGCACCACAAGACCCTATGGATAAAATCTTTATGGATGTAACACTAACAGGTGTACACCACGAGTTATATGGTAACACAGACTTAGAGTGGCACATAGATAAAGGTTATACTCAAAGACCAGTTAATGTAACAGGTCTATATGCTTTAGAAATTGAAGGTGATGTTGGTCGTACTCTATATGTTGATAATCGTATTGACTGTCCTGTAGAAAACAAAAAGATTACAGTTGACATGGAAAGATTTACAAGTAATGAAAGATATGGTTACAAGTTTAGAAGTGAAGTTGAACGAAGATGGTTTAGACGAAAACATAGAAATGTGTGGCACGACTTAATACAAGAAGATAAAAAAGGTAAGTATGTTTATTATTGTGAGGCATATACTGAATTACCTAAAGAAGAAAAACAATCAATAGAAAAACTACTTTATGACCCTAATAGAATATATTATCATCAATGGGAAAAAGGTGACTTTGTTGTAGCTAATAATAAAGCAACGAATCACAAGAGAGAATCAACCTCATCTGGTAAAAGACACTTATGGAAAATAGAAGGTTTTAACAAAGTTACATAAAAAAACTTATAAATAGTAATAAGGAGATAATTATGAATACAGTAATGATTGATGGCAAAGAGTTTGATGTCGCAAAATTGAGTCCTGAATTACAAAATTACTTAACAGTAAGACAAGAAATTCAGTTATCAAAGATTAGACATAACTTAGAGCTTGAAAAGATTGATGTTTTAACAACACATTATAATCAAAAAATTGCAGAATTAGTAAAAAAAGAAATACCAGAAGAGAAGAAATAAATGGCAGCTATAGCTAACCTTACAATCGACCAAGGAACAACATTCAGTTCAGATGTAACAGTCAAAGACGCAAACAATAATCCGTTTGACTTGACAGGTTATACTGCTGAAGCTAAAATGTCTAAAGGATATTCTTCTACTCGAACAAGAACATCAATAACCACAACGATAGCCGCTGACGCCACGACTGGTGTTGTCACACTATCATTAACATCTACCGTTTCAGCTGGTCTGGACGCAGAGAGATATGTGTATGACTTAGAGATTACACAAACCTCTAGTGGTAATGTTACAAGAGTTATTGAAGGTATTATTACAGTTAGACCACAAGTATCTATCTAATTCAACTCTTTTTTGTTATAAATATACATACGGAGAGAAATAATGCCTGATATTACAGCTAAAATAAATGTAAATACATCACAAGGACCACAACAAGTTTCGGTGTCCTTGCCATCCGCTCAGGCGGCAGCAAATAACTCTCTACAATTGAAGTTGTTAGGAGATGTTGACACGACTACCTTAAATGATGGAGCAATATTACAATATAGGTCAAGTGACGCAAAGTTCGTAACTACAAATGAAATAGTAACTACAACTGGAACCTTGACTATAAACGCAGGAGCATTTTAGGAGTTTTAGATGGCAACAGTAATTCAGATAAAAAGAAGTTCAGCAGCAACAGCCCCAAGTACGCTGAAACTAGGTGAAATTGCTTATACTTATGGAGCAGGTACACAAGCTAATAGTGGTGATAGATTATTCATTGGTGAGGGCGGTGTTGACGGAAACGGTGACGCAAATAATATAACAGTAATTGGCGGTCAGTATTTTGCTGACATGTTAGACCATGTTGCTGGTACATTAACAGGAAGTTCAGCTCTTATAGCAGACGCTAACTTAGCTATCGACCAAGTCATTGTTGGTAATTCACTTACAACAGGTGGTACAGTAAAATTAAACGAAGGTACAAATAACGGTACAGCTTTTATTGGTTTAAAAGCTCCAGACGCCGTTACAACTTCAACAACATTCGTATTACCTGACGGAGATGGAACAACAGGACAATTTTTAAAAACAGATGGTTCTGGTAATTTAGATTTCGCAACTGTAAATCAGTTTATTGATTTAGCAGGTGACACAGGAACAGATACTTACAATACTGCTGAAACACTTACCTTTGCTGGTGGTGCCGGTTTAACTCAAACGGTAACAGACAACACAGTAACAGTTACAGCAACAGCATTAACAAATTCAAATTTATCTGGTAGTGCTGGTATTACAAATGCTAACTTAGCAACTCCTACAACTACTTTAGGTTCATCTACTTTAACATTAGGTGCAACTACAACAGACATTGCAGGTTTAACATCATTAGTAGTAGATAGTATTACAATTAATGGTGCGACAGTTTCAACAACTGCCGGTAATACTGATATCGTTTTCTCTCCTCACGGAACAGGAACAATTACAGTACCAGCAGGTTATGAAGACAGAGCAGGATATACAACTAACTCATTAGCTAACAAAGCATATGTTGACCAAGTTGCTCAAGGACTTGACGCTAAACCGTCAGCAAGAGCGGCTACTACAACAAACTTAACAGCAACATACTCAAACGGTACTGCTGGTGTTGGTGCAACATTAACAAACTCTGGTACACAAGCTGCTTTTGCAGTTGATGGTGTTACGCCGAGTGTTAATGATAGAATTTTAGTTAAAGACCAAACAGCAGGTGCTCAAAACGGTATCTATGTTTTATCAACTGCTGGTGATGTTTCATCAAATTGGGTTTTAACAAGAGCAACTCCGGAAGACCAACCAGCAGAATTATCAGGTGGTTCTTTCATCTTCGTTGAAGAAGGTACTGATAACGGAGATAACGGTTATGTATTCACACATACAGGCGCTCCTACTTTTGGTACAACAGCATTAGATGTAACACAATTTTCAGGTGCAGGTCAAATTAATGCCGGCGCTGCTATGTCGAAAACTGGTAACCAACTTGATGTAGAAGTTGACGATAGTTCTATTGAAGTCAATGCAGACGCATTAAGAGTTAAAGCATTAGGTATTACAAATGCTATGTTAGCAGGTAGTATTGACGGTGCTAAAATTGAAAACTTTGTATTTACAGACGAAGGCTCTACACAAGGTACAGTTCAAATCGGTAACCCTATGGAGTTTTTAGCAGGCGAAGGTATTAACACTTCAGCTTCAGGCGGTACATTAACAATTGCTGGTGAATTAGCAAGTACATCAAACATTGGTGTTGCTTCATTTACTAGTTCTAATTTTACAGTAACATCTGGTGATGTTGCTATTACTACAGTTGACGGAGGTTCATTCTAATGAAACTATG